AAACAAATCATCTGCTGCTAGAGAGGTTCTTTCTAGATATGAACTAATGTATGAAATGCTTCCTATATGGATGAAGCACGGGGTTAAGACATATAACAAAGGTGATATAGAATTAGAAAACGGATCCAAAGTATTTACTGCAGCAACAAGCGCATCCGGTATTCGAGGTAAATCTGTAAACTGGTTGTACATTGACGAAGCAGCAATTATTCCAAATAATGTTGCAGAACAATTCTTTACCTCAGTTTATCCAACAATTTCTGCGGGTGTAACCACAAAGATTCTTTTAACATCTACCCCACTCGGATATAATCATTTCTGGAAATTTTGGAACGAAGCTGAACAGGGATTGAATGGTTTTGTAACCATGTTTATTCCATATAGCAAAATTCCAGGAAGAGATCAAAAATGGGCAGATGAACAGCGCGCCATGTTGGGCGAGCTTAAATTTAATCAAGAAGTTTTATGTAGGTTCCTCGGTTCGTCTAACACACTTATCAATCCTGATACTATTGGTCAGATGTCAGTTAAACCTTATGTATATACAAAAGATGGATTAGACGTATTTGTAGAACCTGAAGAAGACCATGTTTATATGTTAGTCGCAGATACTTCTAGGGGTGTCGGTGGAGATTACTCAGCGTTTACGGTCATGGACATTACCTCGTACCCACATTCTGTAGTAGCTAAATATAGAAACAATAAGATCAGTCCCCTTCTTTTCCCAAATATAATATATAAAGTAGCGAAAGATTATAATAAGGCCTATTGCTTGATAGAGATCAACGATAACGGGCAGCAAGTAGCAGATTCGCTCTATATGGACTTAGAATATGAAAACGTATTCTTTGTCGGAAGTAACAGTAAAACTGGACAGTATTTATCTGGAGGATTCTCCACAAATGCAACTTTAGGTGTTAGAACCACTAAGCAAGTAAAACGATTAGGATGTACGTCTTTCAAGAGTTTGGTTGAGGGGCACAAATTACTAATCCACGATCCAGATATTATTAACGAAATATCGACATTTATTGAAGTTCGAGGAACCCACAAGGCAGATGAGGGATATTTTGACGATTTAGTAATGACACTGGTTCTATTTGCATGGGCAACTAATGAATCATTCTTTAAAGATCTGACAGATACCAATTTACGAAAAGCTCTTTACGAGGAGCAGTTTAAACAAATTGAGGAAAATCTTACCCCATTTGGTATCATAGATGACGGTACCCCTGAGGAAGAAAAACCACAAATTATGACAGATGCTATTTGGTTTAACGCTTATTCAAAATCACCAGAAGAATTGCAGGAAGCTCAAAGAAAATTCCTGGAAAATGTCTAAAAGATGATAATTATAAATAAATAGAAATCATATTATAGAGAAGCATCTATAAAATTATCAAGGAGACGAAGATGGCATTTCAGCTTTCACCAGGTGTTGTAGTAACAGAAGAAGATAGAACAACGATAATTCCTTCCGTTGCAACTACCGCGGGCGCTGTTGCAGGCGCTTTTCAATGGGGACCTGTAGAAGAAGTAACTACTGTAGATTCAGAAATTAATTTGGTTAGCCAATTTGGTAAACCAAATGATACTACAGCAGGATATTTTTTTACTGCAGCAAACTTTTTGTCATATGGCAACAATTTAAAATTAGTTCGCGTTGTTAATGGAAACACAGCGAGAAATGCAGTATCGATTCCTTCTGGAATTGTTTCTAGTGTTACTGTTAGTGATAACGGGGTTACATTTTTAACTGCTGCAAATATTACCGTTACTTTTGCCCCACCGCCCGATTCTGATGGTATTACTGCTACAGGTAACGTAACGTTAAGAACAACCGGCAATGTACAAAATTTTATTATATCATCCGCTGGGTTTGGTTATAATACTGCACCAACAATTTCATTTACAAGTGCATCAGGTTCTGGTGTTCAAGCAACCGCAGTTCTTGCAGCTGGAGAAATTGGAAGTATATATGTAACAAATGCAGGTAATAATTATACTACATTATCTAACATTGTAATTCAGAATCAAGATTCAACATTTGCAAGTGCAAACTTAGACGTACACTTTAAATTAAAAGATTTATATATTGCATCTGGCGGTACAAATTATGGTCCTCAGGCAAATATTGTATTCAGCGGCAACACTGTTCCAGGTGGTGTGCAGGCTACAGCAACATTAACTGTTGTTGCAAATGTTATTACTGGATACACAATATCAACGCAAGGCAATGGTTATTTAGCAATGCCAAATGTTACAGTTAATCGTAACGATGGTAATACAGGTTCAGAGGCTTCTATTACTGGTAATGTAGGTTACGGTTATATTAACAAAATTACAGTATTAAATGCTGGTGCTGGCGGATATTATTTTATTCCAAACGTAACAATTAATAGAAATAATCTTTTAGGTGGAGCAAATGCTGCTGGGCAAGCTAGAATTCAAACCGGCATTGATGATATTATTACAATTTATGCAGGTACTGGATATACGTCAAATCCAAATGTAATAATAACTCCTAATGCTAGCGATGTTCCATTCATCACAACAAATGCAACAATAATTGCTGTTGTTGAATATGGTGTTGCTTCGGTAAATGTGTTAAATACCGGTTTAGGATATGTAACAGCACCAAATGTATTAGTAACAAACGGAACTGCTAATATTGAGGCAACTGCTGTAGTATCATTATCCCCTCCAATTATTAAAAATGCTGAAGATTATGATCATAATTATTCTGCAGGCGGATTTACAGTTGGTGAATTTGCTGCAAAATATCCTGGAGCTTTAGGAAATTCTATTAAAGTTTCAATGGCAGATGGTAATACATTTAGCAATTGGATTTATAGATCTCAATTTGACGCAGCTCCTAGCACATCTGATTATGTCTCGACTAGAGGCGGATCTAACGATGAATTACATATTATTGTTATAGATGCACTAGGTCAATGGTCTGGTGTTGCAGGTTCTGTATTAGAAAAATTCTCATATGTTTCTAAAGCAGTTGATGCTAAGAACGGAGACGGTTCTTCAAACTACTATAAAGATATAATTCAAAATCAATCTGAATATATTTGGGTAATTGATCATCCTGCAGTTGGTACAAACTGGGGAACAACTGCCGTAAGTAAAACCTTCGCAAACCTAACAGCTAACGTAACTACTACATTATCTGGCGGTGTATCTGGCGACGATGCTACATTAGGTAACATTCTTACCGGTTACAATTTATTCTCAAATGATGAATTGTATGATGTAAGTTTAATGTTAATGGGACCAACAACATCCGTTGCTGCAGTAAATACGGTTATTGGTATTGCTGAAGCAAGAAGAGATGCTGTTGTATTTGCATCCCCTCCATATGCAGATGTGGTTAATACAACGGGTCAAGCAGATAAATTAGTTACTTATAGAAATCAATTGACATCTTCTTCATATGCTGTTTTAGATTCTGGTTGGAAATATCAGTATGATAGATACAACGACAAGTATAGATATGTTGCATTAAATGGCGATATTGGTGGGCTTGCTGCAAGAACAGATTACATCTCTGATCCTTGGTTCTCACCTGCAGGATATAACAGAGGTGTCATTAAGAACTTAGTAAAACTTGCATATTCACCAACAAAAACAGATAGAGATACTCTATATAAGAGTGGTGTAAATCCTGTAGTAACATTCCCAGGACAAGGCACATTGTTGTTTGGGGATAAAACTCTATTAGCAAGACCAAGTGCATTTGATCGTATTAATGTTCGTAGATTGTTTATTGTTCTAGAAAAATCAATAGCAACTGCATCGAAATTCCAATTATTTGAATTCAACGATGCATTTACTAGAGGACAATTTAAAAATATTGTAGAACCATTCTTAAGAGATGTTCAAGGCCGTCGTGGTATTACAGACTTTAAAGTTGTTTGCGATGATACAAACAACACGGGTGCAGTAGTCGACCGCAACGAGTTTGTAGCTGATATATTCATAAAGCCTGCAAGGTCTATTAATTTCATTCAGTTGAATTTCATAGCAACAAGAAGCGGCATTTCATTCGAAGAAGTCGGAGCATAATAGGAGAAAATAAATGGCAATACCATTTAATGTAGAAAGATTTAAATCTGAGCTAACTAACGGCGGGGCTAGGCCAAATCAATTTCAAGTAAATTTGACGTTCCCCCAATATGTTCAATCAGGTTCTGTCGCAACACAAAAAGCAGCATTTTTAATTAGTGTTGCAGAATTACCGGGGCAAACTATTGGGCTTGCCCCAGTATATTATCGAGGCAGATTGGTTAAAATGGCAGGCGATAGAGAATTCGCACCGTTTAATTGTACGGTAATAAACGATTCTGGATTTGCTATTCGTACTGCGCTTGAGCAATGGATGAGCGGAATGGAAGATCTTCAATCTAAACGGGGAAGAGTCAACCCTGCTGATTATCAAAAAAATATGCAGATTTTTCAATTGGATCGAAATGGCACGATATTAAAGCAATATGATTTACGAGGAACGTTTCCTGTAGAAATAGGACCGGTTGCTTTAGATTTTGGCAGTAATGACCAGCTATCGACATTTGGTGTTTCTTTTCAATATCAATCATTTACATTTAGCAGCAATCCTGCTGGACAATTACTTAACGCACCTGTTTAATTTAAAAGAGATATAAGATTATGGCAGTAAAACTATTTGGCTTTACTTTTGGAAAAGAAGAACCCTTAGATATACAGAAACAAGGCTGGGCCACTCCGATTATAGATGATGGCTCATCCACTGTACAAGCTGGAGGTTATTTTGGTACGTATGTAGATTTAGATGCAACAACTAAATCTGAATATGAGCTCATTACTCGATATAGAGAATGTTCAATGTATTCAGATGCAAGTGCAGCTATTGATGAAATTTTAACCGAGGCTATTGCTGCAGTTGATGATGAAGATATAGTTAAAGTAAATCTAGATAAATTGGATATACCCGACGATATTAAAGATACTATTGAACAAGAATTTGATAATATATTAAAATTGTTAGAGTTCGATAATAGAGCTTATGATATTTTTAGACGTTGGTATGTCGATGGTAGATTATATTATCAAAAAATTATAGATGCTAAAAATCCAAAAAGAGGAATTTTAGAATTAATGCAACTTGATCCAAGAAAGATTAAGAAGATACGAGAAGTTAAAAAAGAAAAAGATAGAGACACCGGTGTTGATCTAATTAAATCTATAGACGAGTTCTTTATTTACAATGAAAAAGGGTTAACGTATAATCCTACATATTCTGCTACCGCTAATCAAGGTATAAGAATTACTACAGATTCTATTTGCTTTGTTCCTTCGGGACTTTTAGATTATGATAAGAATGTAGTTGTAGGTCAGTTACATAAAGCAATTAAACCTGTTAACCAATTAAAGATGATGGAAGATGCTTTGGTAATTTATAGAATTGCTAGAGCTCCTGAAAGAAGAATATTTTATATTGATGTAGGTAATTTGCCAAAGATTAAAGCCGAACAATATTTAAAAGATATTATGGCAAGGTATCGTAATAAGATTGTTTATGATTCTAGTACAGGCGAGAT